GTATCAAAAAAGATGATGATACTTGGAAGAAGAGATGAAGGAAAAGAAAAAGATGGCACGTAAGTTGCAAAGAGTTTCAGTTTACCAAAACAGAAAGCCCTAGAAACAAGCGTGAGATATCAGAATCTGACACAGAGGAGAGATATCAAGAATCAAACCGAGACAATCACAAGATGGCTTTTCAGAAAGAGTTCTTTGGACTGAGAGATGTGAAAGTGGATTTATCCGCTGGAGAGGGATTGGACTTTGACCCATCCGAGGTTGAATTGACCGTTTATCGGACCGGGGCTGATACTGATGGAAACACCATCATCAAGGCCTTGGCTGCAGTGGGTGGCCCAAAGACCAATGAGGCCCTATCTGTGCTTTTGGCTTTTGTCACGTTAGGCACAGATCAAGATGAATATGAGACCAGGATTAAGATCTTGAAAGAGATTGGATTCAGTGTAAAGGAGGTTCCCATGGCGAAAGATGCAAGTTCGGGGATTGAGGCGCCGCTGGAGAATGTTGCAGCATTAGTCAAGCCCGAGACTGTCTATCAGGTCATCAGGGGAGTATTGTACACATGCGCGTTATTTGTTAAGTATAATGTGGAAAAGATGCAGAAGTACATCAAGAATAAACTACCTGCACTGGCTACCAGTTACGGAGTGCCCGAGCTAGAAGAGTTTCCGACCGAGTCCTCCGCCCTCAAGAAGTTGGCCAGTTGCATTCGACCCGGGCAGAGGATTACCAATGCCCTCTATGCTTTCCTCCTGGTAGAAATGGCGAGGCCAGAGACCCAGCAAGGAGCCAGGGCGCTCGCAGCTATGAGAATCAACGGGACAGGGATGACTATGGTGGGTCTCTTCACTCAGGCGGCAAAGAATCTGGGAGCCACACCTTCTGACCTCCTGGAGGATCTTTGCATGAGATCCCTTGTGGACTCTGCAAGGAGGATCGTACGACTGATGGTCCAGGTATCTCAGGCTGAAACCATCCAGGCCCGCTATGCTGTAATGATGAGCAGGATGTTGAATGAGAATTACTTCAAGGCCTATGGGCTCAACGACAACTCACGAATTTCCGCAATCCTGGTTGCTGTGAATGGTCACTTCAGTGAGGACACCATTGAGGCACTGGAGGGAATCAAGGTCTCCGCAGAGTTCGCTGACCTCGCCCGCAGGATTGCAATCGCTCTAATTGAAAAGTATGACAATGCAAGTGATGGAGGAGAGGGAGCATCCGAGATCATCAAGAGTGCTGTCCGTGGGTCATCCGGGGCTTTCAAAGGATCCCGAGGGAAACCACAGGGAAGAAGACAAGAGGCCTCGGGGGAGGGGGATCTTGACTCAGAAGATGATGACGATCAGGACTACAGCAAGTATGCCTAAAACAGAACTTCCCCCCTAACGAGTGACCACAGAAGGTCAAATCATGAATTGCGATGATTGTGTCTGGCTAACCAGCCAAAACATGGTGAACTGGAGGGGGACTCCAGATCACAGCCACCCCTCGGAGAGTAGATAGAAAAAAACGGCACGAGAGTGCTTAAATCTTTGAAACCCAAACAACCCGCCGCCAAGACACAAGAGAACCTTCAGGAGGATGGCAGAATCGATCGAGATGGGAGAAGAACTTGTATCCAGTCCCTCCACCCTGCTGGCCCTGAAAGGCAAGCTAGAGAACCCGTCCCCTGACGATGCCACGATTCTGGGAATCCTGGGCAAAAAAACGCCAACTGTCAAAATGGAGAAGGGGAAAGGGAAAGGTGACCCAATTGAAGCATTCCTACTGGAGTTCGTAGATGAGAGGAGGCAAGTTGAGGCAAACAAAAGACTGAGACAGTACATTAGACAACTTAAGATGAGCCATCAGGAAGAACTGACCGCTCATCTCGAGAGGGCCTCCGCAGAAAACAGAGCAAATCTCAAGTCCATGATGGAATCTCAGGCTGAATCCAACAAGACCACAAAAACCATCCTAGCTACTCTGATCACTCTACGAGACCACGTCATAGAAGAAGGGTCCAAGAAACCCAGAGGCCTAGATAAAGATCAAATCAAATTAGAGAGAGCTCTAGGTTTTGAGAGGGGGTACAGCTCAGCCATCGCCATCGTGAATCAGCTCAAGGTGACCGAGCCCTCTCAAGTCTGCAAACCATCTGTGAGGGCAGCAGCACTGTCAGCCATGGAGAAAGGAGAGTTTGAGAGCTCCGGGGAGGTGTTCAAGGCCGTAGTTAAGAGGGCGAAGGCTGAACTCACAAAGTGACCACCCACACCCAACTCAGGCTCAAAGTCAGCATAGACAGAAAAAAATGGCACGAGAGTGCTAAAATCCTGACAGAAGAGCGGAATCGAGAAAAACGGATCAAAAGAGATCAAAATGCCCTTCATTCGTCGTCCTAAACGAGCAATTCTGATACCCCCCCTACATCTCACACTGAAGGATGATGACAAAGTGTTGGTGGTTGAGACCGTGGGGACCCTGATCATATCAGGGATGACTCCCAGTAACCTCACAGAGAAACTGGGTCTTGCCATGAAACTTGCAAGTGCAATTCTAGGGGGCGACTCTCATCCCGCATTCAATCCTCTAGTTGAAATATTCAGTGGGGCAATGGAATTTGGGGCCTCAGTGGAGAAACTGGACTTCATGACCCGGGAGAACAAAGTCATAACCACCTACAAAGTCGCCCGTGGTAAGGCTGTTGCCCTATCCAACTTTCCCATGGAGAAACGAGTTGGAGAGAAAAGCTACACCACCCAGATCAGGAATGGGAGTATCACCTATACAGGGTCCTTCCTATTCTCTGCGGAGCATGTCGGACTGAAGGATAACCGGAGTTTGTTTGCAGCGGGGGAGGGACTTAGAGAGAGCCCCGACATGGCACAGGCCAGGGAAGCCTTTGCAGGGTCCCTACCAAAGGGAAAGAACGAGTCCTCAAGAAAGTGAACCTGAGAAGGAGAAACAGGGGAATGGCAATCGGTGTCAAAAATCTGGGGAAATGAGCGATCAGGCTATCGGGCACTGGAAGAGCCCGGACACCCATCCCAGACCCCTGGTCTGCAGGACCACCCCGATACACCCAGCCGTCTGAAGTCCCCATCAATATGACCCGCATGGCGAACCCAAGAAAGACAACTCTCCATCTCCTCACAAGAAAGACAGAAAAAAATGGCACGAGAGTGCTTAAATCTAACAGAACAAGGTCTTAGCTGCAATGACGCTCCCAAACATGAAACCAAAGAGGATTGTCCTGTTTCTGGTGTTCTTGAATGCCTGGGTCTCCAATGCTCAGGTGACTCACAAGCCGAGACCAGATAGCATTGTCGAGTACTCGGAAGAATGGGAAAATCCCATATACACAACCCCCAGCCACTGCTTTGAAGACACATTCGCCCCCGTTAAACCGGAGAAACTGCGTTGTCCCCACATATTTGATGACCAGAATCTAGGCCTCACAGCATCAAAGGCGAAAATCCTGCACATGGACCTCAAACCAGAAGATACCCATTTTGAGGCCAAGGGAAGACTCCTCCACAAGGTGACATATCAAGTTCTTTGTTCCACAGGGTTCTTCGGAGGAAGGACCGTGACTCGAAAAGTCCTGGAAACTCCCATGGGGGACAATGAGGCCCAAGCCTACAAGGCAGTGGATCGAGAGTTTCCTTATTTCCCTGAGCCGCTCTGTTTTTGGTTGCGAGACAATGTCGCAGCCGAGCGAGTTTTTCATTTTTCCACCCCAAAAACAGTGACGGTCGATCTCTACAGTAGAAAGTACATCAGCCCAGACTTCGTAGGGGGACAGTGTGCCAAGTCGCCCTGCCCCACTCATTGGCCAAACGTTTATTGGGTCGGGGAAACTCAATCCCCTGAATGTCCCTCCATTGATACAGAAGGGGGGCACATTTTCACCAAGAAGGACACCCATCGGATAACCAAAGCAGTTGTGCATGGACACCATCCCTGGGGATTAACCAAGGCCTGTCAAATCCAATTTTGCAATGAACAGTGGATCAGGACTGACCTAGGGGATCTTATAAGGATTGAACCTAATGATGGGACCAGTTCACTTACTCTCCCAAAATGTCAGGACAATGTCGTTCAGATGAGAGGGAACCTGGATGATTTTTCCTATCTGAACCACGCAATTGTTAACATGGCGCAGAGATCTGAGTGTCTAGAAGCTCACAGTTCTATCGTCGCTCAGCAAAAGGTCTCCCCTTACCTGCTTTCCAAATTCAGACCTCCACACCCTGGACTGGGGAAGGCACACTACTTACAAAACAACACCATCATGAGAGGGGATTGCATCTATGAGGGAGTGGCCGAAATCTCCGAAAACAGGACAACATACAGAAACTTAAAGGGCGAATGGAAGAAGTGGTCTCTGAGTAGGGGGGGGGAAGGATACGACGGCATGACAGTCGGAACAAAGATTGTCATCCCAGATCTAGAGAAGTATCAAAGTATTTATGACAACGGTATGTTCATCCCTAAGCTTCTCGGAGAGGTCCCTCACCCCAGCATAGTGATAACCTACAATCAGACCGACTCAATAGAGACAGGCATCTTCACAGATGGTAAGCTGCTCAACATGGGTGTAAATTGGACTCTCTGGCCATCTCTCTCGGGTATCTCACTCTTCACTGTGGCCTCTTTGATCCTCATCTGGTACTGCTGCTGCCGAGTGACTCCGCAAGCCCTGAACTATTCAATCCCGATGCACACCATCACCAGCAGGGGAGTAGAGATCTGATGCGGTCACTCAGGCCCCATCACAGTGTCACTCCAAGAAGTCGGGACCCCCAAGAGACTCAAGCCCAATCACGAGACAGAAAAAAAACGGCACTATAGTGCACAATCAAAGAACCGTCCAAGCACACCCAGGAACAGAAGAACGAAACTGCCAACATGCCCGGCAACAACCACAATGACCGCCCCGTCGCCCTAATAATGTCCCGCCTCTCTCGCGACCCTAGAGACTGCATCCATCACACCGTTGACACCCGAGGCATGACCCCCGGAAAAATCATCCATCAGGTGATCCCTCCTCATCCGACCCAAATGAGGCACACAAATCGCCCCTCGCCCCCTGTCATCCTCAACTTGCAGATCCTCTCAGAAGGGGGACACGTCTGTGCAAGGGATGTGGACACCGCAGACCCAGTCCCAAGAGCAGGACCCGAGAGAACCATCCAGTGGGGCACGGACCGGGACGCCACAGAAGAACTAGCATCTCCTGCCCCAGAGGAGATATATGAAGACAACGACTCCTGGTAGAGAAACTAGATGTCCCATCTTCTTTATAGATAGAAAAAAACGGCACGTAATGTGCTTAACGAATCGTAGCAGAAGAAAAGGAGAAGAATTCATTCTCAAGCAGGAACACCACACTTCAAACCTCCAAACACCCCTCCTCAGGACCAAAGACCTCAAAGACTAGGCCCTCCATCAACCCACAACGCCCCAGTCCCATTCAATCCCCCGACTGAAACGGACAGGAGATGGAATTTTTTGATCTGGACCTCGAGGTTTCACAAGAGCGCCTTCCAGCAGAATGCTCACTGAATGCTCCTCTAAACCTTTCATTGTCTCTCCAACTATTTGGGAGAATCGAGCCAAAGACGGAGAACATCAGGAGACAATCCAGAAGGATTACCAAAGTACTCAGGGAAAGACACAACGGATACAGGCTCCAGGATTTAATCATAGACTCAACTAGGACTCAGGCCAACCTAATTCCCCACCTGGTTAGCTCTGCCTCTGGTGACCTCAACACTCCGATCTTGGAGCACTGGGAAATGTTGAGTAAGTATTACCAGTCATTAGGGTACTCACTTCCTAGCCTCGACAAGTTCGACTTCAAAGAGTCAGCTGGATACTGGAACGCCGCATGTTCTTTTAGAGACATGCTCTTAAAAAGCCAGAAAGTCGAGAAAAAAGTCAATAAACAGCAAACATATGTCATTTATGATATCACCTTTGAATTTGTGGAGGGTGTGGTGTTCATACACGGAGGTGAAGACGGGTTTAATGACGGTTTCCTGGCAGGAGGAGCAATTGCAGCCATGACCTATACTGAGCTCTTAGCTCTATTTAAAATCTTGAATCAGCGAGCCCAAGCTCTCTTGATGTGTAACATAAGCAAAGGACTTGAACCAGACATGGTGCCCAGTCCCTCCACTATTCACTCGATCTATGCAGAGGCTGACCACATGCTAAGAATGGCGGGACAAGGTGCCATCGATCTACTAAAGCTGTGGGAACCTCTGGTCCTTACTCAATTAGGTGACGTACTGGGCGACAGATTTGGGCTGGAAGACGACTTCAAATTAACTATCAGAACAGAGGCGGCGCTGCTCGCCGATCAATTGAATCTCAAGAGGAGCTTCGCAAGGATGACTGAGCTAATCAAGTCAGAGACACGCAAGCAGCCTCTTTTCCAGCTATTCGGATTGTTCAAGCACTTTGCTTACCCCCGGGTTTACTCAAGGGATACTATCAATACTATCTTGGGGGTCAGTGACAAACCTAGCGCAAATGACCCAGAGGAGTACCTACATGACCAATGTGAGATTCGAAAGGAATTCTACACGAGATATGTCAAGGCATATCACCGTGCGCCCCAACTGGACCTGGGAGGATTAAGTCCAGGGTCTTACCTGAGAAGAGCACTGGAGGCAGGGAAAATGCCGAATGAAAAGAGTCCTTTGTACACAAATTTGGAGTGGTTTTTTGTGAAATTCAAGAAGAGCATCGAGTGGCCTCTCAGTGACACGCTCTCTACATTCCTCTCTGACAAGGCAATCACCCAAAATAGGAGCACATGGCTGGACAACGAGACGTCGTCCAGAGATAATTCTGAAAAACGATTGCTCCTCAAGTTCATCAAAGAAAACGAGGACAGTGTCGCAAGGGTCGTTGCCCAAGCCAAAGAAATTTACGACAATGAAGACGACAGAATAATTGCTCTCAAAGTCAAAGAAATGGAGCTGAAACTCAAAGGTCGGGGGTTTGGACTAATGACGTTCAAGCCCCGTCTGCTCCAAGTTTTAAGAGAGAGCATTGCGAAGAAAACTAGCAAACTGTTCCCAGAAATCACCATGACTGCATCTGATCTAGATCTGAAGAAAAGGAAGTTCCTCGTATCCCGAAAGAGTGATGACAGGAGGGGGTATGTGCACATGAGTAAAAGCCTTGACATCAATAAGTTCTGCACCAGCCAGCGTCAGTTCAACTCACAGGCGGTGTTTCAGTGCCTGGACGAGCTACTCGGAACTGGAGCCCTTTTTTCACGAGTCCACGAGATATTTGAGAAGACTTGGATCGTGGACGGTTCAGCTAGTGATCCTCCCAACCTAAAAAAGTTTAAGGATAGATACCAGAAACTCAAGGACTTGGGGATTGACGCACCACACACCTGGGGAGATGGAGTGTTCTCCGGGCTAATGGGGGGGATCGAAGGGCTGTGTCAGTATGTCTGGACAATTTGTCTTTTGTTGAGAGTCGAACGAGTGCTCTCCAAGACAAGTCTGACCCACTTCGTGATGGCACAGGGAGACAATGTTATCATAAACTTGATCATCCCAATTGAGATCGAGAGGGATGGGTCGATATCACCATCAGAACATCGGAGGGTCAAGTCCTTGAGTACCTCGATTGACACCCAGCTTGCAATGGAGCTTGAGAAAAGTGGATTGACCTTGAAGATAGAAGAGACACTCAGCAGTGAGCACATCTCCATTTACGGAAAAGACCTCCATTGTCCTCATCACCTAACCCTGTCCTTGAAAAAGGCAGGATCCGCCTCCATTATCTCTAGTGAACAGTATCAAGATGTGCCGACCTTTCTAGCAGGCCTTAGCACCAGCATAGAGACTATCTCTGAGTGTGTCAACGACAAAGTCAGTGCCCACTTATTTGGGGTGATCCTCGCACATGCCGGGTGGAAGAGCCTCTGTGTGAGTCAGACTTGGAAGGGATGGGAATATCCCTATCAGAAGGACGAGACGATTAACAGGGTTAGAAGTCAAGGAATCAAACTCACAGAGGGAGAGCAAGTAACTGTCGAAAAAAGACTAGAGCGAAATCCAGACAAACGATGCCTTGAATGGATTCTTGCCACCAGTTTCCTGGGATCGGCCCTCGGAATGCTCCCCTTTCCCACTCCCGTAGATCTAGAGAAACGAGGTGTTGGGGACTACATCACCCATAGACTTGCACTCACAAAAAAGGCGCTGAGCTCCAGGGTTCTCCCTCGTAGAATCGAGAAATTGATCCGGTCCATGGTCAATTTACCTCACTCAAGGGAAACTGACTTGGCGAAGTTGTTCGATTCACCCTTTTCACTGAACTTGGCAACCGAGGAAGATGCAACGTCTGTGATAAAAAGACTGGCCCGATCCACGCTCCGGGACCTGGACATCAAAAACGAGCGACTTCGTGCCCACATCGATATAATGGACAGAGGTCTTCAAGACCTTGATCGAGAGTTAGGTGACTCTGAAACCATCAATCCAAGGGTGGCACACCTCATTCGGGACATCACAGATGAGAAGGAATCGGAGATGTTTGTCACCAAATTTGCCACTGCAAGGACAATGAGGACAGTGGCCTTGGAGAATCCCCAAGATGTCTCAGTTGTCAGCTTACTCAACAAGAAGAGTCGAGCAAAGGAGACGTACACAATCTGGAGATCAAAAAGAGCCCCAGCAGAAGACTGGGAATGCTCGACTCAACGAGCAAAAATAGAACGAGACTCTTCATGGGGAAAAAATGTGATCGGTGTGACCTCCCCCTCACCTGTTGAGGCCATGAGCTATCGACTAGTTGACCCGAGCACCTGGGAGGAAGAGAAGAAAGACCAGGACTTCACAATCAATTACTATCTCTCTAAACCCAGTCTTATTTCCCACCAGGCAAGGCTTGAACGAGGACCTTTAGTGCCTTATTATGGGACTCAGACGCAGCCACTCATAGCGAAGGCATACAACGAACTAAAAGGAAATCCAAAAACCAATAAGGCACTCATGCTCCTCAGCCTCAGAGAAACTATTGTAAAATCAGGATCCAATCTTGATAAGTTGATAATGCGACTCTGTGAGAGGGCGCTAGATCTAGACCTTAACACACTCCCATCCCTGCGAGCCCAGGAAGAGGCGAGCTCAGGTGAGGGGATCAGAGGAGGGATCAAGGAGTCAATGTCGCCCGTCGGCCCCGACAATTTCTACACAAATATCACTCATAAGGTGTTCAATCGTCGTTGGTTGAGTGGCTTTCATATCAATATTGCAGATTTCATCATATGGGGACTCACATGCACGAGAAAATCCATCACCACGCAGGGGACACTGAGTGGGAATTTGCCAATTTGCATCCCAGCGTGCAGAGGATGCTTGAGACGGAAGGAGAGAGAATTCCTTGACATTGACAATCCACCGAGGTGGGAGTGCAAAGAAGGAGTCAAAGATAAGGCCTACATGTACTTCACTACCTGGTGTGACCTCCCAAGGCTGTCTACCCTTCCTAGTCTTGACCCGCAGGACGCTGTGTTCATGATTGGGAGACAACTCGCCTGTAGTAAAGGTCAAGATTCGGGGGCTGCAACCAAGTTCTATAACGTCTCCCCCGAGTCCCTAGGACTCCTACATCCCAGAATGCTGTTATTGGGATACTCGGAGGGGCTGATATTCAGCTACTTAAGGAGCCAACACATTGTGCTGGGGTGTCTCTATCATCCTACGATCACAGAGCTGCTTCCAAGCTTAGAGAAGTACACCCTTGAGACAATTGACCAGCATGCGCGACAACTTGGATACCTGTTTCAAGAGGAAGAAACGGCAAAGGAGCTCTTGAATGCCGGTCTCTGCCCCTACACACCGCGAGCGATTCCCCTGACAATCACGGAGCTAAAAAACGCCGTCTGCATCACAGTCAGCCGTTCCATCTCGGTCACTCTGGAGACCAAAAAGTCGATTCACTTAATGCCTGAGTCAGGGATTTCGGAGGAGGAGGTTGTAGCGGGGAGACACGCCGCGAGAACTCTAGGTGGGCTCCTGAACATTAAGGTCCCAAATTTGGTCTACATCGATTGTGATCTCACGAAGGGACTCCTCCCCTGGGAACCAGAACTTCCATCAGAGGTGCTGCAATCAGAAAACTTTAAAATTGATGGGAAACGAGTAACTCTTTATGCAAAGAGCCAAAAAAGAGACAACTCAATCTGGGAAGAAAGAGGGTGGACATGTTCCAACTCAAGAGAGATCCTGGCGAAAGGGGTTAAAACCAAGTCGTTATTCATCCACCAGAGTGTCCCCTCTCACCTTGACATTGATCCGGCCCTCATTGTTGTGATTGGAGGGGGGCTTGGTGGCTGTGTGGTCCCCTACCTTCAACACTGGAGAAGACCCCCAGTGATCTTCACAACACTTTTTAGTGAACGAGAGCGAATCTCAGAAGACGGGGACCTGATCATACCCCCTGAATTGCTAGTTAGAGGCTTGTCTGGACGAATGGTAGAACGAGAACTGTTAGAGGCTGAACTCTGTGATGTGACGGTGCCCGGCAACCGGAAAGCCATAGTGGATGCAGTAAAGAGAAGGATAAAACCCAATGAGAGTGTGCTACTGATTGATGAGATCGAGAATCGGGGGGATGCAGAAGACGTCCTTCAGCAATCCATCAGCACTCTTTTGCAGTCATTGGAAAAACACTGCTCCCTGACATCTGTGCATACCATCAGGGAGAGCAATGTGAAGCACTTTACCCAGAGGTTGAACATCTTGAGGAGAGGGCGATATGAGGCAAATTTATTTTGGAACCGTTACAACAGACGTGATCAGTATGAGGCCCTCATTGTGATTCCCAGTGAATCTAGGATGACAGAGTGTACCTTCTCCGTTGCGTCTGTACAGGCTGCGTTCCAAAAGATAGATGATGGAATTGAGGTAGAAGCAAAACTAGAAGCCCACAGCTGGGGATTGCCTGAGCTTCCCCCTCGAGAGAAGAAGATTCTGTTGGGATATGTCTCATCCGTATTCTTAAAGCTGGGGTTGGTAGTGATAGAGAGGCACATGAGCTCAACTAAATTGATCGATCTACTTGAGTCTGCGGGACCGCAGATGATCTCATGGGAAGAGAAACAAACGCATAGATCTTGGGCTAGCACAGACAGCATCAAGGAAAAGGGAGTGACACAAGACAGGATCATGGCACTTCTGTGCTTCGCGTGGACTCTGAAGGGACTTAAACATGGGGTCTGGGACACGAACATGGATGCAGTAGTTGAGAAAACTGTCTACATAACCCACGGACCAAGACTTTGCGCACTTGACGAGAAACCTCGAGTTCAGTATGCTGAATTCAAGCTTCAGAGCAAGAAAAGAGTAGAAGATCTTAAAGGATACCTTGGAGCGCTCCTTCACCTTGAGACCTTCTTCCCGTTGGGGGATCGCTGATCAGGACAAACGAGAAAGAGGTCAACGCTTCTAAAACCATGAAGCAAACACAGCAGACAGAAAAAAACTGGATTTGTCCTAGAAAAAAATATATCATCTTTTTCTATAC